CGCGAGACAGGCGTGCAGATGTTGATTCAGTTCTTCAACATTCCCGCAGAGCAAGCGGATCAGCTTATGGGTCCGGTCGGCCGTTCATTCACGATCGCGACGGAGGCGTGAGTGCCCTTCGTGAGTGACGCGCAGCGCGAATACCTGCGACGGAATGAGCCCGACGTTTACCGCGAGTTCAAGGCCGCGGAGGAGCGTGGAGACGTGGACACGAAGCCGCCCGTGACTGTCGCAGCCGCCGCACGGCGCGGCCTCGAGCTCCGACGCGAGTATGGCCGCGGAGGGACCGCCGTTGGCGTTGCGCGAGCCCGCGACCTGAGCAACCGCAAGGACATTAGTGTCGACACTGCGCGGCGCATGGTGGCCTACTTCGAGCGCCACGAAGTCGATCTCCGGGCGCCCGCAGCGAAGCGCGGCCATCCTGACTATCCGAGCGCCGGGTACATCGCGTGGCTCCTCTGGGGAGGGGACGCGGGTCGGACCTGGGCGCGGAAGATCGTGCGTCAACAGGCGCGCGTAGAAGAAGCACAGAAGGAGAAGGGATGAACAACGACGAAGGGACGACGACTCCGCAGCCTACGACTGACGATAGCGGCGCAGCTGCGCGCATCCGCCAGCTGGTGGCGCGCGTCAAGGAGCTCGAGGGCCGCATCGGCGAGCTCGAGCCGCAGGCGCAGGCCGCAGAGAAGTGGCGGTCGCAGTACGAGGAGGCCAAAGCCTCGAGCAAGGCCGAGCGCGAGGCGCTGCGCCTGGAGCGCGAGATCATGTCCGCGGGCGTCATGGACGCCGAGGGCCTCGAGTACGTGCAGCACGCATACTCGAAGCTGCCGACCGATGGGCGTCCGCCGATCGGTGAGTGGCTCGCGAACCGCGATGCTCTGCCGAAGGCTGTACGCGCCTACCTGTCCGACGCGGCGCCTGCGCCTCAGCAGGCCCCGACGCTCCCGTCTGCGACGGCACCGGCTACGGTGACGATGCCAAAGACCTCGGCGGCGACAGTTCAGCAGCCCGTCCCGGAGGCCGCGGCGTGGAGCGCTGAGGCGATCGCGCGCATGTCACCGTCGGAGTTCCGGGCGAATCGTGAGGCCATCTTCGCAAGTCTCCGCACGCCTTGACAGATTGTCACTCGGCGGCGTAGCTTCTTGGAAGCGGCTACGCCGCTGCGCGCTCGGGGCAAGCTCCCGTAAACAGTGACAGGCGCGGCCATCTCAGAACCTCATAGGAGGCCACAATGGCCAACGAAGTCTATTTTAGTGGGCTCTCGGGCAACGCCCGTCTCGCCGCGATCCTCAATCAGGCCGTCGTCCAGAAGCTGACGGACACCGCGAGCCTCGTCAATCACCCCAGCATTCTCCAGCTGCGGGCGATGAACGGCAGCGGCTCCACCGTTGTGCAGGTGCCGGTTGTGTCCTGGGGTGCCGACTCTATGGCGGCCGTCGCCGAGAACGCCTCGGTTTCCAATACCGCGCTGACCAGCACGAACGCGAACATCACGATCGCGCGTCAGGCTCTCCGTCGTCAGATCAGCGACCTCGCGCAGCTGACCGCGACCGGGATCCCGCTCGACGTGACCGTGGACAACCTGGCCGCCGATATGGTCGCCGCGTACAACAAGCGCGTCTCCACGATGCTCTGCGCCCTGTCCTCCGGGTTCTCCACCTCGGTCGGTTCGACCGGCGTGGACCTCTCGGTAACCACGTTCTACTCCGGCATGTTCGCCCTCCAGCTGCAGAGCGCCGAGGGGCCGTTCACCGCGATCCTGCACCCGCAGCAGCTCAACGACCTTATGAGCTCTCTCCGCTCCGAGACTGGCCCCGGCCAGTACATCGCGGCGAATCAGGAGATGCTCCTTGCGAAGGGCCAGGGCTTCGCGGGCACGCTCTACGGCGTGGACGTGTTCAAGAGCTCGTTCGTCCCGACTGCCAACGCGGGCGCGGACTACCTCGGCATGATGATCGCCCCCGGCGCCATCGGCCTCGCCACTGGCACCGCGGCGCCTGTCATGGGCTCCGAGACTATCGTGCCGCAGTCGCCGATCGTTGTGGAGTTCGAGCGTGATGCCTCGAACGGCTCCACGATCATCGTCGGCAGCGCCTTTGTTGGCGTCGGCGAGATCGACGATGCTAAGGGCGTCGGCATTCTCAGCGACTTCTAAGGGCTGAAAGCACGCGCCCGCGTCGGTGGTTACCCTACTGACGCGGGCGCTTCTGCGTTCGCGGAACCACAGAAGGAGTAGATATGGCGGCGACATTCGGAACTGCGGGCACTGGGAACTATTCGGCGCAGCCTGCACAGCGTCCGGCGGCGATGAAAGAGCTTGTGAAGCTCGAGCCGCGCCCGGCGTTCTGGTACTTGCATCACCCGGCGCGCTGGACCTATCGTGACGGTGAATGGGTGCCCTGGCTGTCTACCCTCATTGCTGACCCTGGCGTGAGCAACGTGGATCAGCACGGTAGCACCGAGGCCGCCGAGGTTGCGAAGCGCCGCCGCGGCTGGACGCTGATCCCCTGGGATGCCATCGAGGGCGGCTATTGCGTGTCCTACGAGGGCGTGGCCGGGCCGGTGCATATGTCGCGCTGGGAGTCTCCAAAGCTGGTCGCTGGGCAAACGCGCATCACGAACGACGAGGAGGGCTACTGGGCCTTCTGTCGTTCGCTGGTGGGGCGCTACATCGAGCTCCCCGACCCCGACTTCATCGCCGTGCAGATCGAACGTCAGGAGAAGAAGGTCGAGGAATGGCGCGAGAAGGCCCCGAGCTCTCCTTTCCATCGTGACGCGCTGGCCGTCGAGGAGGCCCTCCTCGAGAAGATGAAGTCCGCGATGGAGCGTCTGTACAACCCACCCGCAGAGGACGGGGAGACGCCGGACCCGAAGCCTGCGCCGAAGCGCGCTCGAGCTCGCGTATGAGCGGCGAGCGGCCCGGATACCGGGAGGCTATGGACCGCATGACGAAGCAGCTGCGGGACGGTGGAATGCCAGCCGACAAGGCCCGCCAGGTGGCGCAGGAAACCGCGCGCAAGCACGACCAGCGCCAGACGGATAAGGGCCGTTAAAGGGGAAGCGAATGAGCCTCGCCGAAGTCGTCTATAGCGCCAGGTTCCGTTCCACGGAGACGATCGAGCGAGGCCGCACGCAGGTGCTTTCCTGCCCCACAATGCGCGCAGGCGCCACGGCTACGCCCTCGGGTGGTACGTTCACGCTGTACCGTCCCGATCAGACGCAGCTTGTGGCGCCGTCCGCCGTCACCATCGCAGGCGGGATCGCCACCTACTCGCTCGCTGGTGGAGTCACGACCGCGGAGCTACTTTCGGAGGGCTTTTTGGTTGAATGGGCCCTCACCATGCCCGACGGTGTGGTGCACACGTTCAGAAATGACGCCGCGGTCTGTCGTAGGACCCTCTACCCGGTCATCAGCGACACCGACCTATTGCAGCGCCATTCGGACCTTACCGCACTCCTCGGCGGCGCCTCGAGCTACCAGGCGTATATCGATGAGGCATTCTTCACGATCGCCAACCGGCTGATCGCTCAGGGCCGTCGGCCTTGTCTGGTCATTCAGCCGAGCGCACTTCGCGAATGCCACCTCATGCTGACGTTGCACCTAATTTTTCTGGATTTTCAAACTAGCGCCGGGGACTCCGGACGCTGGCAGGCGTTGGCGTCGTACTACGGCACCGCCTACGAGTCGGCGTGGGGACAGATTCGGTTCGTCTATGACGAGGCCGACGAGAACCTTGTGGATGTGAGCAAGAAGAAGGCCGCCACCTCGGTAGTCTGGACCGGTGGCCGTGGCGACTCGCTCATCACCTGGTGGCGCTGATGGCGAGCAAGACGGTTCGCCAGCTGCGCGAGGATGTGACCGCCCGCCTGCTCACGTTGACGGGCTGGCGCGAGTCGCGCGTGGCGCCTGACCTGTTCGGCTCCGACGCCGATAGCATCGCGCACAAGGCGTTCGCGGTGCTGCCTGGCGACTCGGAGGACATGCGCCTCTACCGTGGACGGCCCGCGGAGGGAACGCTCGTTGAGACTCCGCTGACGGTGCACTATTCGTGGCGCCTCGCCCCGAAGGACATCGCGAACAGCTACGACGACGCGTTGGACGGCGAGCAGGCCGTGATCCAGAAGCTGATGGCCTACGACGCGACGTGGCCGGGCTCGTACAAGTTCCAGTTCGTCACGACTTCCCGCGCCACAAATGAGGCGGGGGAATGGGTTATCGGCGTGATAACATTCCGAGTCATCCACACTCTCCCGCTCCAGTGAGGTAGCTCATGCCCATTTCGTCCGTCGTCAAGAACTTCCGGGACGGCACCATCACTCTTACCGATGGCACCGGTACTCCGCTCTCGCTCACCATCCAGTACGAGGCCGGTGACCTGTCGCTGTCTGGCGTGAACCAGGGCAACTACGAGCACACCAAGTACCTGGACCGCGGCGACCTC